GTCAGCACGGTTCTCGCTAGAACTGCTATAAGAAACGGATGAGAACCTATTTACCCCCGCGTTGGTTGTTTCACCGGCTGCACCGGACGCCCCAGCATATTAGCCCAGAACTGGCGCAGAATGCGCACTATGTCCGGGACATGGTTTGCGGTTAGACGTACGGCTACCGGGATTAGCTCAGCGGAGGATATCACAAGTACAAAACTCTAAATCAAGGCCAGATCTCAGCCGAGACTGGTCCAATCACAGTATTGCCATAGCCCCCGTGAGGACCGGGGGTTTCAGTCACGTATATAGTCTGCCCGTTGTATTGTTTCAACGCCGGGCTACTATCCGGACCGTACTGAACTACCTGATGGAAATGCTGATCATATTTGCTATTGAAATAAAGTTTATGGCCCGGATCTTTATTTTGACCCTTGACCTGTGCTTGTAAACGTGTGGGAGAACGAAAGCCACCATTAAAACCCGGAAAAGTTGGCGAGACTAATCCAGGTCCATGTTTGACCACCCTAAGGCAGTCCCACGGATTCTACGCCCAACGGCCGCACCAACAACGCCCCCTGCAGCTGCAATAGCTGAAGAGGCGTTGAGGCCCATCGACTTGACCACGTGTCCCAGGAAATCCTGGGTATACTTGACCAAAGTCGCCGATGTTGGCTGGCGGGCCTCTATGGTTGAAGCCAGGGCGTTAGTAACAGCGGAAAATCCTACGGGATCATCAACTGAGGCCGTCCGAGTACCATCAACAGCACCCACCATCTCATAGACGCCGTAAGCCTCAAAGAGAAAGTTGGTGATCGTGGTACCTGAAGGCGGAAGGCCTGTGCAGAGAAATCCCATAAAATGACCATCGGGGGGAGTAGGACTATTTAAGTACTGCGTGTCGTTTGGATCAGCGGGCGAGAATCTCACAGTCAACCAACCTTTAAGATCGTTGAATGACTTATATGCCGCCTCCGGAAAGGCTAACATCTGTACCTGTGTGTACGTAGGTAAATTCTCGTGGTTTGGGTGGCACAAGCCAACAACCATTCCACCGCGATTCAGTTCAGTGCCATTGTACTGAATACGCAACGCCGCAGCGACTAGGCGATACTGTATTAGCCCAGGTCCTGTTCCGATGGCCGTCGAAGCAAAGCGAGAGTTACCAGCTACGGCGACGTTCCCGGCACTTGCCGGAAGCCCTATCACCGCGGCATCAGTTGAGCTCGTGGTCGTAGCGCAGACAAACTGCTTAATAGGAGTTCCGGGGGTTGTGTCCGTCCACGGAAAGAACGGATTCATAGTGATCCAAGCAGTACCTACAGTATTTGCTTGAAAAGATCCCCGAGCAAAGCACCGGACCTTCTGAGAAGGTAGCACGGGCTGCGTCGGGACACAGGCCAAGGGCCCTCCGAAAGGATCCGCCAAACAGAGCGCATAATCACGCGCACAGGCTGAGATCGTAACGGCAACACCCGCAGGCGCCACTCCTCTTCGCTTTCTTCCATTTCCCACCGCTTTCTTTTTCTTCTGTGGGTTGGCATTTTGTTTCTTCTTGTTCTTGTTCTTTTTGACCATTGTTGGCATAAGTTGTTCATCCTGCTGGTGTTAACACCAAACTCACCATTAACGGGGGGGGGTCGTAAAGCCCCTCAAGGGTTGCCCATGGTACAGCGAAAGGTTACATGTCGGTGTTGAGAAGTATCCGGAACACAGGATCTTCAACGTACGCCGGCAGGCGGGCCTTCCTTAAGAGACTCTCAGCACGAAGAATATCATCGCGCGTAATCCCATACCGTTCCATCATCGCGTCCATACAGTCCTCACGATTTACCGTGTGCCGCTGGACGCGGATTTTGTGCGCATACGACTCTATTATGGAATCGGGGGCGACATACCCTGTCTCTCCCTCTCCGTAGCGTCGCACTGTGGCCAGGAACGCCCCCAATAAGGGATACGCTTCCGGAACCACGTAAGACCTAGCGAGTGCCGCACACACCCGCCGCAGGCTTACGGGATAGGGTTGTTTGGTGATGGCTTCCGGACTCTTAAGAAGCTTCCCAAGCTTTAACAGAGCCGACGGCAACGGTATCCACCCGTAGCCACCATCCACCTTACGCCACCATCCCTTCAAGAAAGTACATTGCGTCCAGTCGGCTCGGGGAATATATTTAATGTTCAACCCCAACTCAGCCGCTGTCGCCGTGACATCACCCTGGTACGAACCCCGAGCCGCCCGCTCGAAAATATATACCAAGGCGAAAATAGTATTCATGGAACTCTGCGCTGTGGTCAGCGCAATCCCAG